GAGATTTTCCGCGCAAGCGTTGTCCCACTGAAACACCGAGTTTCACGTCCACTCATATGGACGGCTTTTCAACTACCCGCGGAACAACGTGGTGATGTTTTGGCCTACTAGAGGTCGTTTTCACAAGGAGCCCAAAGGGAGTCCTTTTGTAGCCAATAGGGTGAGTTTTGCTAAATCACAACACACTAAGCCTTCCCGGGGGCACACATCTTAGCCGGGCCCGAGCCAGACGGTGAAAATATAAACAAACAACTAAACAGAGACATGACCGGGGGGCTGGGACAACCCTCCTAACCAGCCAGACGTGCGTAAGGCAGTCATGCAATGAGAAGAGAGAAGAGAGTGGGGTGCCAATGTGGCAGCACCTTAGCAGAGCGAAAACGCGAAGCGAAAGCAGAGGATAACTCAGGAGAAAGCCCCATAGTTACATTCGAAAACCTATGCACCACGACACGGCGATCGACCACGACGTCGTCACTCCCGGTGAGCGGTCCTGCGTCATTTCCCGATACGTTGACTGAGACCCTGCTGCTCCGTGATGGGTAACACCAGCGGCTTAACGACCCGCGCGTCCGACTCCACGGGTTCAACCCTGCGAAGGATCTGGCCAAAAACAAATAAAAACATATCTACAACCACGTTGGCATGGAGCACTTCTCGGATAGCCCAACTGACCGAGCGTACGTTACCGCGAAAAGGGACATCCAGGGACAATTTAAGAAGCAGATACATCATGATTTCTAAACGAACTGCCCGCAAGAAGCGGAATAAGACTAACCATGCCGAAAATGGCAACACTACCGGCCTGACACGCCGACAGGCAGCAGGGCTCAATGCAATGCTTCTTGCTATGCAAGCCAAGCAGGCGGTCACGAACCGTCGTGTGAAAGCTGCGGCCGCCACTGGCGCGGCACTCGCAGGGGGATCTCTTGCGTACAAGACCACCACCAGACCGAAGGGCCGAAAGAAGAAGGTCCAAAGCGACAACAACGGTACGAGGGAGTCAAGTAGCGTCGTCAAGCCCACCAGACGGGACAACCGCCTCACGGTCTCCCACAAGCAACGATCGGTCGCGAAGAAAATTGTCCGCGACGCGATGCTCACTAAGATGGGGGATGCGATTGTCTCGGGCGACGGAAGCTTGAAGATCCAGGCGTACAAGATCAACCCTGCCGACGCCGCTCAGGAGTGGGTGTACGAGGAGGCACGTGCAAATACGTTCTACCGACTCAACCGAGGGCGTTGGTACTACGACACTATCGAAGCCGACACCGAGCGGGGTGAGATCGCTGTCGGGCTGCAGTACAACCTTCGTGCTCCACCTCCTACTACCATGGACGACGTGATGAAACTACCTTCGGCCAAGCGGAGTCAAATTGCAAGCAACTTCTACTTGGACGTCGACACCAAGCTGTTCCACAGCAGCCGGCCATGGTTGCGCACCAGCCATGAGTACGAGCCCAAGATCACTGACTACCATGGCTGCATTGTCTGGGTAGCCACCGAGAACTTCAAAACGGGGGTTGCCGACGGGTACAAAGTGGGCAACTGGAGTTTTAAGGCAACTTGGGAGTTCAAGGACAACTCCACGCCAGGGAACACCGGCACAGCCTCCCCCGGGGACGAGATCCGCATGACCCAAGGCACCTGTGGAGGCGTCTCCCCGAATGGAATCGCCCCAATCACTAGTTGGCAAAGCAACTACAACGAGATCGAGGGGTATACGGACGACGGGACGGGCGTCACTGCGGGTTTCGATGCCTATGTGTGGATTAAGTGTTCCGTGCCCGTCACCCAGTCAACCGCCGGTGTCGGCAGCACGAGCGTGGCCGGGCTACACCTCATCATCAACGACGTCATCGTGGCAACTAACTACGAGACACTGTGCGCCACATCGAACTTCACCGGATCAACGATCAGCAACGTCACGTTACGCTGGTACGGTCTCGTTCGCGCCGGTGATTTGATCAGGCTTGATCTTGGCAACCTGTCCACTTCTAACAGTGCCGTTTCTGCCACCCCAGTTACAAAGACGGCGTACTTCACCGTGCGTCTTCGGGGTATCAGCGTCGGTGCAACTGGATTGTTCGAAGCCGCCGCTGCCCCCCCTGATCAGAAGGCGAGTGCCGGGGTGCCTCCGGCACCAACAGACTCACGCGTGGCCCCGAGCGGTGATGAGTACCGCGACAAGGTCATGAGGTTGCGCAAGTTGCAAGCTGAACTTGATGCGATCGACGAAGCCGAATCCGAGCTCGCGCCAAAGACTGGTATGTCTTTAAACTGCTAACGGCCTTCAGACCCCGTGTATGGGCCAATTGCATGCGCAGCTCTTTCCGGGAAGCTTTGCGAGCCCCCGTTAAGTCAAATACGCACACCTACCTCCTCCGGGAAGCTTTGCGAGCCCCCGTTAAGTCAAATACGCACACCTGCTTTAAGGTGACATCCACACCGGGCCTTGTCCCGGCACCACGGCAAGCTGAGCGAGCCACCGTCAAGTCAAATACGCACACATACAGCGGACTGGAGTGCTGTCTAAACACTATCCTTACAAACAACAGCGGACTGGAGTGCTGTCTAAATATCATCCTTACTACTGGCGGTAGCTGGTCGATCTCACGAAAGCAGAGAAATCGTCTCGCCCATGCTACCAATGGTAACACGGTCCCCAACGATGAGCGCAAAAGCTACAACCGTGGGGGCCGCAACCCATCTCCGCGGCATGAGCGCAAAAGCGGTAAGGACCGTGAGCAAAAGCACGGAGGAAATAACAGCGGCTACAGTGGTGGTGAGCCTAAAATCACAGGCATGAGCCGCATCCTACGTCGTGCGCAGAAGCAACGCGACGACGATGAGATACCTGCATGTCCTTTCTTGAAACACTTGGGGCGTTGCGACCTCATCAAGGACGGTATTGGCCACCTACACTGTAAGCAAAAACGAGGAGGTGGGGGGGACACTGGTAACAAGAATAGGAACGGCTACTTGGCACGTAAGGCGAGAGACCTCGTCCCGTGTGACGAACCCGCCACCTGCACCAAACCCAACCATTATCACTGGCGTCGGCGTGAAAGGCCGTCCCAAACGGATGATATCACCCTGCAACCTGCAGAACAGCACCGTGATGTGTCAACCCGAACTGCGGAGAACGCACCCGAAAGGAGAAATTCTGACACAGCTGAGGTATCAACCGCTCAGATGGACACCTACCCCGCCGAATGCCCACATACTGCCGCCGTGCGTGCGATCAACGCTTCGTTGATGAACCACCTTGCCCACAACCCGAGGCTACGAGACATGGTCGTGGTATCGCGTCCATCAAACGCCGAGGTCGCACCTCCCCGAGAAGCGGCGTCTGCCGTCAATGCCTTACCTAAAAACATTGTCGCGCATCGCGTTCCTAAGTCCCCACCCGCTATCGAGCCGTTCGCCCCGAGCAATTCTTCCGGCGCTCGACGTGTGGAGATCATGCTCCATGTGGACTCCACTCCGACCGGCTCCATGAGCCAGCGAGTGCGAAATTGCATCCGCGGTATCTATCGTGCGATCACTTTCCGAGGTAGCAGACAAGCTGCGCGTGATCTCGGGATTGAGTACCGGGACATGAATCTCATCACCACTCAATTGGGGACAACTGGCCCCGATGACACCGAACTCGCAGCGAGTGTGCTCACCAACGAAGCTTACCAGGCGGTTTGTACGCCTGTCCTTAAACTGTACAATGGCGTTCGTACTGGCTACGTCAGCACCGAGCTCATTGCTCGTCTCGAAAATGACCAGCAGGCGTCTAAGATGCAGTGCTTCACAGGAGGTGGCAAATTCAATGCTGCTTTCATGGCCACTGTACGCGGCGTGATCGAGAACATCCGTGCTGCAGCGTGTGAGCGCGCACCAGACGCCGAGTTCGCGAAGTTGCTCGCCTCCCGGGCGATCCGCGACGACACCGCCGCCTTTTACGTAGGCTGGCGCGTCGTCGGTGACCTGATCGTCCGTCAATCGTTACCGCACGATCCCGGTGACACACGTCCTTTTTTGGACAACGCGGCTCTCCTGCCCACTGCGTCGTTGCAGTAGAGCCGCGTCGAGCGTACCCTTCGACGCGACCCTGTACGGCCGAACCACTACCTGACCCCGACTGGCAGTGTCTGAACGGCCGAAGATATTGGTCGCCAGAAGGTAGAGTCACCTTCACCGACCATGCTGCAACGCCGGGGTGCCTTTGGGAATACCAAGACAAACGGTACCGAACCATCTTCGGACCTTCAGCATCGATAAACGGCACAGTGTTGGCGAACACCGCGAATAATTTGTCTATGGGCCTCTTCACCAGACTCACGTCCTTGAGATTCGATAGTAAAGAAACAGACGCGACATGGAGGAAAGCACAAGCCGACTTCATAGCTGTCAACAAACCGATTCTACAATCAATGTCCTCGTCGTACGACTTCTACGTGCAGCTTAGCACGGTCTTCGGGGAGATGGAGGCTTTCGTTATGGAGAAACACCCGAAACGGTTCCTCCGTATGCGCGCGTTTGCCGACTTAGTAGCCGGTAACGCCGACATCGTAGATCGACTAGGTTTACGGCGTCACAAAGGGCGACCCACCGTTTCATACAAAGCCAAGTGCGACGAACTGGCAAAAGCTGATCTCAAAAAGGCTATTCGACTCATCGGAGACCTCGGTGTCTACGCCTCACTGCACGGGGCCGTTCTGACCAAACAGATCAAAAAGGCACAAGAGAACACAGTCTTCACCGTCAACGGCGTCGACATCGTTTGCGTCATGACACCCAGTTTCACCAATTTGACAGCTGTTTTTGAACGACTACTCGTCCCGCGCGAACGGGGAACATTCGTCCTCTTCTCTGACGACAGTTGCTACTCAGTGCGCCACAACGGCGAGTTGTCATTCTTCAACGTCGATATCAAGAAATGCGACGCTTCACACAGCCCAGCAATCTTCGACTTGTACGTAGCCCTCACACCCAAAAACCAACGCAACATCGCCGAGAGGCTTGTCGAGCAGTGCTGCGTTCCAATACAAATTCGAAATCCAGATAAAAGGTACCGGGAGAAGGTCACCCTCTCGTACCCACGCCCCCGACTGTACTCGGGTAGCACGCTAACAACGACGATCAACAACCTTGCCAACATCTTAATTGGCCTGTCGATAGCCCAATGTCGGGCTCACGACGCCGACGGGATACTCGCCGCGGCCAAAAAGGCAGGATACGTTGTATCTGTCGAAATCTGTAAAGATCAATCCAAGATCCAGTTTCTCAAACACTCACCCGTGTACGACACCAACGGTGTGCTCCGACCATTCAAGAACCTCGGAGTCCTTATTCGCGCACTCGGTCAATGCAAAGGAGACTTGCCCGGGTCCGGACCGCTTCCTGAAAGAGCCCGCGCCTTCAACGCGGGGTTGCTCAAAGGGATGTATCCGTCCTGTACGTTTCCTCTCAAACGCAATCTCGAGCGGTCACAGAAGTCAACCTTCATCATCCCCGAGAAGTTTATGGACAGACACTTACCGTACTTCTCCAATGATGGGTCACCATACTTCGAAATCAGTGATGCACAGGTGTACAAACGTTACGATCTCTCCGACGGCGAGATCGCACAACTGACTGAGTACTTTGGAAATTCAGACGTCGGCACTACAGCCAATTTGGACGGCCTAAGCAAGGTGCTTATGGTCGACTACGGTCTGTCGTGCTGTGAAGACAATACAGTGTACATACATTAGACTACAAACACTACACACAAAAT